AAGCAACAATACCTCAATTGAGACCATTGGCAGGTGATCTAATATATTTGCCGCTTGTTCAAAACTTTTTCGAAATCACTCACGTTGAACACGAAAATGATCAAGCCATGTTCTATACACTTGGTCGTGGTCGTGGTGGTAACGTTTATGTCTATGCATTGAAACTTAAACAGTTCGTGTTCTCCAATGAGGTTGTTCAAACAGGTGTTTCCGAAATCGATAACGAAATCCGTGACCACTATTCAAGAGTTAAATTGACTTTCTCGGCTGGTGGTTCAGGTAAGTTTGTTAACGATGAAATCGTTTATCAAGGTCCAAGTGTAGCAAATGCAACTGCACAGGCTTATGTTTATGACTTTATTCCAAACACCTATGTTGAAGTTTACAGAACACAAGGTTCTTTTGCAACGGGAACTCTCATAGGTGCAACATCAGGCGCAACTTGGACAATATCAACAACTGATGATATGGCTATTATGGACAATGCGTTTGAAGATGTTCAAGACAACCATAGAATACAGGAAGAATCTAATACCATCATAGATTTCTCTGAAGCTAATCCATTTGGTGAACCATAATGTTAAATAATAAACACTATTATAATCGAACAATTCGTAAAGTGGTTGTTGCCTTTGGCACACTCTTTAACGATATTTCGATTATTCGATTCACAAAAGATGGATTGACACCTAAAGAAGTATTTAAAGTACCATTGTCTTATGGTCCAAAAGAAAAATACCTGACTGCAATTACTTCGGATCCAACATTAACAAAATCAATTGCTACTCAAGTTCCTCGTATGTCATTTGAATTAAACACTATGACATATGATGCGAGTAGAAAAATGATTTCTACTCAACAGAATTTCGCTATTGGATCAAACGGCAAATTGAATACTCAATACATGCCGGTTCCTTATGATTTTGAATTTAGTTTTTCAATTTATGCAAGAAATACGGAAGACGCCACTCAAATAGTCGAACAGATATTACCATTTTTCACACCAGACTTTACTGTAACTGTCAAGTTTAATCCAGAAATGGATAAAACATATGACATGCCAATCATTTTAAATTCAGTAAATACCACGGTTGATTATGAGGGTGATACATACTCAACAAGGTTAATTATTTGGGACTTGTCGTTTACTGCAAAAGGCTGGTTATGGCCTATTATTAAAAATGATGCTAGTGGTTTAATTGGACAATTTAGTAATACCTCAAATGGATATGGCGCAGTATTGACGAATATCTATACCGACAATCGAAGAAAAGAATTACAGAAAGTATATGTTGATTATGCTAACGGCAATAACGTATTTACAACAGGTGAGACAATAAGGGTTGCAAGTAAAGAACTTACTGGAACAGTATTCTATTTTAGTAATAACTCAGTAGGAACTTTAGTAATAGAAAACTTAAACAAATTAGTCGAAGCAAATGATGTGGTGACAGGTGATTATTCAGGTGCAAGATACAAAGTATCTTCAGTTGATTTACCAGCAATAAAATCTGTTACTATTTCAACACAAGCTGATCCTTTGGATGCGGAACCAGATGACGCTTTCGGTTTCACAGAAACTATTACCATAGTTCCAAATATAACATGAAAAAATTAAATCAAAACCTTTCTGAAATCTTTGATATTGAACCTATCGAAGATTCAAAACCTACTGAAATTGTTCCTGTTGAATCAACAAATACGATTGAATCAGATACCGAATTTGCACGACAGAATATCAGAGAGTTATTGGCTAAAGGTGGAAATGCAATTGATGAATTAGCAGCTGTTGCAAGAGATTCACAACATCCAAGAGCTTATGAAGTTATGGCTGCGATGATAAAAAACTTATCGGATCTAAATAAAGACCTTTTAGAAATACAGAAACGCAAAAAAGATTTGACTGGTGAATCAGCAGCTAAGAATATCAATGTCGATAAAGCAGTTTTCATTGGTTCAACTGCCGATCTGATTAAACAAATTAAATCAAACAAATAGGACTATTATGGATACATTAGTAGAAATGATGAAGAAGGTACTGGCTGATACTTTTGCCATGTATCTGAAGTCACATAACTTTCATTGGAATGTAGAAGGTTCCAATTTCCCACAATACCACGAATTTTTTGGCAATCTTTACGAAGAATTGCATGGTGCAATTGATCCTATTGCAGAACATATTCGTGCTTTAGATGCATATGCGCCAGGTTCTATGACTAGGTTTTTAGAATTAACTGACATTGAAGAAGAAACAAACATTCTTTCTGGTATTGAAATGGCTCGTAAATTAACAATTGATAACTCGACCGTTATTAATACGTTAACGATGGCATACAGATTGGCAGATACTTTTGAAGAAGTTGGACTTTCTAATTTCTTGCAGGATAGAATCGACATACATAAAAAATATGGTTGGATGTTAAGAAGTATTCAAAAGTAATGAGTGATACTGGTTATCTTGGTAATTCAAAATTAAAAAAAGTTGGTGTAGAATTAAGTTACACCGAAGACCAAGTAAAAGAAATAGTAAAGTGCGCCGAAGATCCGGTGTACTTTATTAAAAATTATGTGAAGATTGTGAACGTTGACCGTGGTCTTGTTCCGTTTGAAATGTGGCCATTCCAAGAAGGCATGGTCAAAGACTTCCACGAAAATCGTTTCTCCATCTGTAAGATGCCACGACAGGTTGGTAAAACAACTACTGCCGCTGGTTACATGTTATGGTGTGCTTTATTCAATCAAGACTACAAGATTGCCATTCTTGCGAACAAAGGTTCCCTTGCTCGTGAGATTCTTGATCGAATAAAGTATGCATACGAATATTTGCCTTTGTGGCTTCAACAAGGTATCGAAGTCTGGAACAAAGGTAACATTGAACTAGAAAACGGTTCAATGATCTACGCATACGCAACATCTGCGGCTGGTGTCCGAGGCGGCACATACAATTTGATTTTCTTGGACGAATTTGCATTCGTTCCTAAGAATATGGCTGATGATTTCTTCACATCAACCTATCCCGTTATCTCATCTGGTAAAACAACCAAGGTTATTATTGTTTCTACACCATATGGTCTAAATCATTTTTACAAGATGTGGACTGATGCGATTGAACAAAGATCACTCTATAAAGCCATCGAAGTTCATTGGTCGATGGTGCCAGGTCGTGATGAAAAATGGCGTGAAGAAACAATTCGAAACACTTCTGAAGAACAGTTTAGACAAGAGTTTGAAACGGAATTCATTGGTTCTTCCGCAACATTAATTTCTGGTGTCAAACTTAGATCATTGGCTTTCTTCAATCCAATACATGCAGAAGAAGGTCTGGATATCTACGAACAACCAAAGCCAAAGCATCTATACATTTGTACAGTTGATTGTTCGGAAGGTGTGGAACAAGACTATTCCACGATCAACGTCATTGACGTAACACAGACACCATACAAACAAGTTGCAAAATACCGAAACAATAAGTTGCCTCTTTTATTTTTTCCAACAATCATTTATTCGGTGGCAAAAAGATTCAACGAAGCGTTCGTTTTAATTGAGACAAATAACGTTGGTCAACAAGTGGTCGATGTTCTGCATTACGACCTAGAGTATGAAAACGTTTACAAGATTGACCACCACCACATCAAAGGCCAAACAATTTCAGGTGGTTTCAAAAGAGCTGCATCTTTTGGTATTAAAACAACCAAAACAGTTAAGAAAATTGGTTGTGCAAACTTAAAAACACTTGTCGAAGCAGACAAATTAATTATCCAGGACTTTGATACGATTGCGGAGATGAACACTTTTGTCAGAGTTCGTGACAGTTATGCTGCCGAAGAGGGCAACAATGACGATCTTGTTATGGGTTTAGTATTATTTGCGTGGTTGGCAGCACAAAATTATTTCAAAGAATCTACAAACATAGATATCCGTAGAGTTTTGCTTGAAGAAAATAACATGTTAGCTGAAGAAGATTTAGCACCGGTCGGCATTATTGATGATGGTCGAAAAGAGGAAATTTTGGTGGACGGTGGTGATGTTTGGTCTGAAAGAGGGTATTATTCTTCAAATCTATAAAATACTAAATAATACGATAAGAATGACCTTAACAACATAAGGAGAAATCCAATGCCTTTCCAACTTTCACCAGGCGTAAATGTATCAGAGATTGATCTGACTACAATTGTGCCTTCAGTTGCTACTTCTATTGGTGCATTTGCAGGTCCTTTTGCTTGGGGTCCAGTCGGCGAAATCGTAACCATTTCGGATGAGGTTCGCCTCGTTGATCGTTTTGGTAAACCCGATTCTACTAATTATGAATACTGGTTCTCTGCTGCAAACTTCCTTGCATATTCCAATAATCTAAAAATCGTTCGTGCAAAAACCAATGGCATGAGAAATGCCACAGCAAACGGCGCAACAGTTTTGATCGATAATGACGATGACTGGGAACAGAACTTCTCAGGTGGTGCAAACACCTACGGCACATTTGCATCTAAGTATCCTGGTTCACTAGGAAACACACTAAAAGTTTCTCTTGCAGACGCAAATACTTATAGTGGCTGGGCTTATGAGACTCAGTTCACCTCAGCACCAGGAACATCGACATATGCAACGGCCAGAAACGGTCGCTTCGACGAAGTTCACGTTGTTGTTGTAGACGAAGATGGTTTCTTTACCGGAGAAAAAGGAACAGTTCTTGAGAAATTTGCCTTCTCTTCGAAAGCTTTTGATTCAAAAGACGATAGCGGTAATTCAAACTACTACAAAAACATCATTGCTCGTCAATCAAGATACATCCGTTGGATGTCACATCCAGAAAACCTTAGCACAGGTAACACTTGGGGAAGCAACGCTGCTGTCACATTTTCTAATCTGACTTCAGCAGTTACTGTATCTCTGACAGGTGGTGCAGATGGTACTCTGACAACGGCAAACGTTGTTACTGCATACGATTCGTTCGACAATGCTGATGCAGTTGATATTTCGCTTGTTATCTCAGGACCAGCTAATGCAACAGTAATCGATAGTCTGATTTCGATGGCAGAGTCACGCAAAGACTGCGTTGTGTTCTTGTCACCAGAGAAAGCCGACGTTGTTGATAACGCAGGTGATGAAGTAACAGATACAGTCGCATATCGTGAAACTCTGACTTCTTCTTCATACGCTGTTATGGATGGAAACTGGAAGTACCAGTATGACAAGTATGCCGACGTTTATCGTTGGATTCCATTGAACGGTGATGTTGCAGGTCTCTGCGCTCGTACCGACCAAGAACGTGATCCATGGTTCTCACCAGGTGGTCTGAATCGTGGTATCATCAAGAACATCATCAAGTTGGCTTACAACCCAACAAAGACAAATAGAGATGATCTGTATGTAAAAGGTATCAACCCAATCGTAACGTTTGCTGGTGAAGGTACAGTTCTGTTCGGTGATAAGACATTGCAGAGCAAACCAAGTGCATTCGACCGCATCAACGTTCGTAGATTGTTTATTGTCCTTGAAAAGGCAATTGCTCGTGCAGCAAAATACTCGCTGTTTGAGTTTAATGACCAGTTTACAAGAGCTCAGTTTGTTGCCCTTGTTGAGCCATTCTTGCGTGATGTACAAGGTCGCCGTGGTATCACCGATTTCCGTGTAGTTTGTGACGAAACCAATAATACTGGTGAAGTCATTGATCGAAACGAATTTATCGGTGACATTTATATCAAGCATGCTCGTTCGATTAACTTTATTCAACTTAACTTTGTTGCAGTTCGCACAGGCGTTTCGTTTGATGAAGTAGTCG